AGAAGCCAAATATCCGTTCACAATCGAAAAGGTAAAATACTAATGCAAATTCTAACGCTGGATGATAAAATCTATCACCTAAATGATCTACCCGATGAGATCGATGACGACTTGAGATTCGCGGTGTTGGATAACAGTGATCCTAGCAATCCTGATTATTTTTATATTCCGTTAATTTTTTTGGAAAGTTTTACAGCACCTGCGGCTGTATTAAAAATTGGTCCTTATACAGTTAACATGCCGCTTGATTGGTGTACTATTGTTGGCGACCCGGAAGGTCCTGACATGGAAATTATGCCATTGACCAGTCTTAATGATCGAGGATTTAAAACATTCTTGTTTAATCCTCTAAGTGGCTTCCGACCAGAATTCTATGACATTGATATCATCGATGTCTATCAAGATGTCAAGTGGTATTTTCCAAAGATGAAGCCGGGACAGTTGTTATGTACTCCTTTGTCTGAAGATCCAAATCCCCTATGTGCTTATTTTGTTAAAGAAGTTTCAAGACAAAGTGAGTTAGTTGATTATAGCAAGTGTTGGTAATATGGGATCACTGACTCCGGGTGCAACATATATCTACGAACGTGTAGGTGATAAAGTGTACGCTCGTGAAGAAGGAAAAACTGAAAGGACTCTTGTGGGCTACGACTGGAAAAGAGATCCTCTGGATCACAGAAATTATATGAGTCAGCCAAACGAAGCTCAACTTTGGCATGACATTAGACAAGCGGCCTTGGAGAATAAAGAGTTGGAATATGCTTTAGAACGTGTTAAAATATTATACTATCTAAGCAAAGATAAAAAAGAATCTCTAATGCATCATCCGGTATAATATGGCAGCAAAATTAGACATTGGTAGAGAGTTAAGTGCAGTAAATCAAAGAAACCATGATTTCTATAAACTTCTCACAGAAGAAGAAAAGAAAGCATTTAGTCCATTTCTACTAATGAGATATGTTAGCAACCCGCAAACAGATCCAGATACATACGAGTTCATTATAGAACGTGTTAACGATCTTGTAAACATCAATCACTGGACGTTAAGCAAAGGTCACAAGCAATTATTGTGGGAAGCATTTGCCAGTTGCGGAGTAGGTGTAAATTTAAAATATACATATCTCAAAGCACCAGGTAAAGAAAAAGCCAATAAAATAGAAAAACTTTTAGAAGAACTTTATCCTTCAATGAAACTATCTGACATCAAAACTTGGGCTAGTATAATGGATAAGAACGATATTAATCAATTATTTGATAACATGGGGTTTGACAAGAAACAACGGAAAGAATACGAGTGATGGAATTAGTAGACCAACCTTTTAATTGTGTACATTGTACCAAGAGTTTTATGAAAGAGAAAACTCTTGTTGCCCACATGTGCGAACAAAAAAGGCGTGTACTACAAAAAGATGAGAAGCGTGTTCAGACAGGATTTTTTGCCTATAACAGATTTTATCAAATCACACAGGCAGCAAAGAAACAAAAACCCTATAGTGATTTTTGCAAGAGTGCATACTATAATGCCTTTGTAAAATTTGGCAGTTTTATTAACAATGTTAATCCTTTGTATGCAGAAAGATTCATTGACTACGTGATCAAAAGCGGAGTTAAATTAGATCATTGGTGCAGAGATGAGCTCTATGACAAGTATCTAACTGAGCTAGTAAAGATTGAACCTGTAGAAAGTGCAGTTCAGCGAAGCTTGCAATACATGATGGAGTGGGGTGACGAAAACAATGCAAATTTTGCACACTATTTCAATTACGTAAGTGTAAACAGAGCAGTGCATAATATTCGAGACGGAAAGATAAGCCCTTGGATGGTTATGAATTCTGCAGGCGGCGTCGACCTATTGAAAAAATTCAGTAATGAGCAATTGGAACTAGTAAATCAAACACTTGATATACCGTTTTGGATTAAGAAAATTAGAGACAATCCTGCAGATGTTGCACTAGTAAAAGAAATTTGTAAAGAAACAGGAATAGAATGAGATTACAAGGTTTTGTAGAAAAAGGTTGGGGATCTGAGTTAATTTGGGCAACTAACGACAAGTACTGCGGCAAGTTGTTAAAATTTAACAAAGGTGCTAAATTCAGTATGCACTTCCATGCTGTAAAAGATGAAACATGGTATGTTCTAAGCGGCAAGTTTGAAGTCAAATATATCATGACACAGGATGCCAGTCAACGTACTGAAATTCTTGAAGAAGGTGCAACATGGCATAACTTACCTTTGGAACCGCATCAATTGATTTGTTTAGAAGAAGGTGTTATTATTGAAGTAAGCACACCAGACAGTGTCGAAGACAATTATCGTGTTCTACCCGGAGATAGTCAAAAATGACCAAGATAGTAGTCAACGGCACATTTGATATACTACATCCGGGGCATGTTGAAATGTTAAATTATGCAAGAAGCCTAGGCGCATATCTTTTAGTTTTAATTGATTCTGATAGAAGAGTTAAGGAACTCAAAGGTAATACTAGGCCTGTTAATAATCAACGTGATCGACAGTTTTTATTAAAAAATCTCAAAGCAGTAAACGATGTTTGGATTTTTGACAATGACAAAGAACTTGTAGAAAAAATTAAATTTTTTACACCGGATATAATGGTAAAAGGCAGCGACTATATTAATACTCCGATCATAGGACAAGAGTTTGTAAAGAGAATAGAATTTTATGACAGAACAGATCATTCAACAACCAAAATCATTGAACATATTATTAATCGGTGATGCATGTAATGACACATATACATACGGTTATGTAAATCGTATCAGCCCCGAAGCGCCTGTGCCTGTGTTTGAACCTCACTATACTATACACCATGATGGTATGGCTGGAAATGTTCGTAAAAATCTAGAGGCATTGGGATGTACAGTCAATTTTCTACACGGTGCAGTAAACAAAAAGAACCGACTAATTGATCACCGTAGTAAGCAACAACTTCTTCGCATAGATCATGATGTCGAAAGCAAACCCATTAGATTTGAAACAGCGATACCATCTGTGTATGATGCAGTTGTGATCAGTGACTATTGCAAAGGCACAGTGGATTATCAGTTAATAGAAGAACTGGTTAAAGAAGTAACCGTGCCGATCTTTATTGATACTAAGAAACATGACCTAGCACGACTGGCAGGGTGTTACGTAAAAATCAATGCACTGGAAAAAAGCCGTGTTACTAGCTATCATCCAGAATCTGATCACCTTATTGTCACACACGGTGACCAGGGTGCAGAATGGAATGGTTGGGTTTTCCCTGCAGAAACAGCAGGCGATGTAACTGATGTATGTGGAGCAGGAGATACATTCTTGGCAGCACTGGTGTATAAATTTTTAGAAACAAAACACATGCCTGATGCAATTAAATTTGCAAACAAAGCTGCATCAATAACAGTACAACACATAGGTGTATATGCACCTCGACTGGAGCAAATAAATGCCTGATATTGATATTGACTTCAAAGACAGAACACAGGTACTTGACATCATCAAGCATGTTCCTGCATCTATAGAAACAAATGGTGTTTTTAAAAAGCACAACACGGGTGTGTATTGTCATTCTATTCCTTATAATCCAATAACCGGATTAAGTAGCATAGACTACAAGACAGCAGAAGATCGAGGATATTTTAAAATTGACTTTTTAAATGTCAGTGCCTATGAAGGTGTAAGAAATGAAGCACATTTAGAAGAATTATTGGCTGTTGAGCCGTTGTGGGATTTGTTAGAAGATCCTGCTGTCTGTAATCAAATGTTTCACATCAACGGATATCATAATTTAATTGCTAAACTTAAACCTAACACTATTGAAGAACTAGCAATGTTTCTGGCCTTGTTGAGGCCGGGTAAAAAGCATTTGGTCCCAGTATGCGAGGAAGAAGGATTCCAGGCTATCAAAAATGATATTTGGGTCAAGACAGACGATGCGTATTTCTTTAAAAAGGCTCATGCTGTTGCGTATGCTCATGTTATTGTTGTTCAGCTCAATCTACTCTGTGAACGAGTTAGTTACCCTTTCGCCTAGTTGATCTAACTAGTTGAATACTTTTTCTCTTAACACGTTTTTCTGCAATTTCACTTAAATTTACTGTAGGCCCAAATAATACAACAACATCTTTACTGTTAAATGTTTTGATGTAGGGTCTAAAATCAATCATTTCTTTTTTTAGGAAAATACTAATTGGTATTTTACGATTGCTTTCCCACCACCAAACTTCCCCCATTTCTAAAAATATCTGTTTTTCTTCTTCGGTGCGAATATCTGCGTAGCTATAGATACTAGCGACATTGTCATCAAAGTTGATGATTATTCCAACATATTCGTTTTCCGACGTTTTTATGCAGGATATAAAGGGAAAGTTTTTTTCGAATTCGTCCTTGTTCTTCATTACAATAAATATAGGTATGCAAAAATTACCAGTCTATTTATACTCCAATTTATTCAGCATACAATTAGATTTGGACAACGAAGTGCGGGAGACCAACAATACCATGTATCAACGCGAGCTAAGAATACAAAAAGGCCTTAAAAATAAGGTACAACTACAGTTTAAAAACTCTGATCAAAAAGCTGTGAGAGTACGTGCTGTTACAAATACTGCCAGTCCTACTTCAACTTCCAGCAACACTATATCTCTAGTCGATGCATCCAATGTTCAAGTTGGCATGATCATTAACAGTAATAACATACAGACTGGCACCTACGTTTCTGCAATATCTGCCAATGTTGTTACT